GATAGAATTGCCGCCCGGCCGCAAAGACGCAGATAATCAGATCAAGCCACTGCTCGATCTATGCCAGGCGGTTGGCGCCATCAAAAACGACAAGAACCTCAACGAACTGCACCTATACCTCATCGAGCGCGAAGGCGCTCTGATTGAGATACAGGCGCTGGCATGAATTCGAGCGCTCATTTTTTCGCTTTCGCCGCAGGTTTGGCGCTTTCAATCTCGCGTGCAATCAACGCTACCACCCACGACGATAAAGATCTCCGATCAGCCCTAGCCAAGGCTTCCGCCTTTGCTTTCAGGTCTGCATCAATCCGAATCCCCAATCTGCATTCTTTTGTCATGCGTGTCTCTAACAATGGTTGACAGATGTCGAACATTGGGCGTATATCATTGTCGCCCGAAAAAGGCAAGACCACTCGCCTCCAGGCCGAGATTGTCCTGGTATAACAAGAGGTTCCAATGAGCACCAACCGCGTCACACTGGCGCAAGTCTGCGATTTGCCCCTGACAGAAATTGCAAAACTTCCAATGGAGCAGATTGCACTCTTGCTGGAGGATGTCGCCGAACTGAAGGCGTCGGCGAAAGCGGCCGATGACCAAATCTATTCCGCGATGAAACTGCGCTTCGCCGACGCTGCCGCCGAAGCCCGCAAGGCTAAGGGCGTCGATACCGGCACCGTCCGGCTGAGCGACGGGGATTACGTGGTCATCGCGGATCTTCCGAAGAAGACATCCTGGGACCAAGCCGGCCTTCGTCAGGTCGAGGCTCAGCTTCAGGCCATGGGAGAGCCGATCGAGGATTACATTTCGATCAAGCGCGATGTGTCAGAGCGCGCCTTTACCTCGTGGCCGACGTCGCTCCGCAAGCTCTTCGAGCCCCACAGAACGCTCGATGTCGGGAAGCCGACCTTCAAGCTGGAACGGAAGAAGGAGGCGGCCTGATGGCGATCTCACTGGCGAGCATAAAACGCTCCGGAATCCCGAAGCCGCCGATCTCCCTGCTTTACGCAGTGCATGGCATCGGAAAGTCTACCTTTGGCTCGTGCGCTCCAAATCCGATTTTCATCCAGACAGAAGACGGCCTTGGCTCTATCCAGGCCGATACGTTTGGGGTGCTCAGGTCCTATGGCGAAATCATGGAGTCCATCGGATCGCTCTATAACGAGGAACATAACTTCAAGACCGTTGTTCTGGACAGCGCCGACTGGTCCGAGCCGCTGGTGTGGGCTGAGGCTTGCCGCCTCAATGGCTGGAAGGACATAGAAGCGCCAGGTTATGGCCGCGGCTACGTTGCGGCGCTTGATTTGTGGAAAGTGCTGATCGACGGCTTGACTGCACTTCGGGATGAACGCGACATGGGCGTAATCATCCTGGCTCACTCAGAGATCAAGCGCTTTGAGAGCCCGGAAGTTGAGCCTTATGACAGGTATCAACCGAAATTGCACAAGGGCGCGTCGGCCATTGTGCAGGAAGCGGCCGACGCCGTTTTGTTCGCAAACTATCGCGTGAACACGGTCAAAACCGATAGCGGCTTCAACAAGAAGGTCGTTCGAGGGGTCGGTTCGGGGGAGCGGCTGCTCTACACCGTCGAGCGGCCGGCCTTTCTGGCAAAAAACCGCTGGTCTCTCCCCGATAGCATTCCGCTTTCCTGGGACGATTTCGCCGCCGGAATTCCCTACTACGCAACGCAACGCGCCGCAATTGCGGCTGAATAAGGAAAACGCAAATGGCCTTTCTCGGACAGACATTCAATGCGAACGATGTGGAACCGTCCTCCAGCAGCTTCGAGGTGCTGCCGGCTGGAAAGTATCAGGCGCAGATCGTCAACAGCGAAATGCGCGATACCAAGACTGGCTCCGGCCAATATCTCTGGCTCGAGCTCGCAATCACTGACGGACCGCACGCGAATAAGCGGCTGTTCGACCGTCTCAATCTCGTGAACCCGAATGACAAGGCGGTCGAGATCGCGCAGCGCACGCTTTCAGCGATCTGCCACGCCACCGGGCAGATGCAGGTTCAGGACAGCGAGCAGCTTCACAACCGGGCCATGATTGTGAACGTGAAGGTTCGCCCGGCCGGCCCCGATAAGTCAGGCACGCATCGCGAGGCCGCTAATGAGATTGGCGGCTATGAGGCGGTAAGCGCGCATCGCCCGGCTATTCCGCAGCAGTCAGCCCAACCGCAACAAGCGTCCGCGCCGCAGTCGGCAAAGCCCGCCTCAACGCCGCCATGGCGGCGCACTGCGGCCTGACAAAGCCGGGGCTGGCGGTTCACTTTCCACGGCTGGCCGCCAGCCCCACCGCCTCCAAGATAGACTGGAGACTCGCGCAATATGGCGCCATTACCGACGCGACAACAACTGACGGTGGACGCCATCTACGCGTCCTATGAAGCAAAGCAGGATGACGGCTATAGGGAGCACCTGGGCGCTTCGCTGATCGGCGAGATGTGCGAGCGCTCCCTTTGGTATTCATTCCGATGGACGAGCCGTGCCCGTTTCACGGGCAGGATGCTGCGCCTGTTCCAGACGGGTCACCTGCAAGAGGACCGGCTGGTGTCCGATCTCCGCAACATCGGTGTCCAAGTGATGTCTGTCGACCCAGGCAACGGTCAGCAATGGCGCGTTCGGGATGAAACCGGCCACTTTGGAGGAAGCATGGATTCGGTCGGGATCGGATTTCCCGAAGCACCAAAGACCTGGCATCTGGTGGAATTCAAGACGCATTCGCTCAAGAGTTTCAACGACCTAAAGAGGAATGGCCTGCAAAATTCCAAGCCCCGGCATTGGGCGCAGATGCACACGTATATGCACCTCGCCGGCCTTGAGCGCGGTATGTATCTGGCGGTTTGCAAGGACAACGATGAGATTTATCAGGAGCGCCTGCACGCGGACCCATCTGAGGGCATCAGGTTGGTCGCTAAGGCCGGCCGAATCGTCAGCTCCCCAGCACCGTTGTCGCGCATCGCGCATACACCCGAATGGCACGAGTGCCGCTTTTGCGACCATCACCCGACATGCTGGGGCGGCGCCCTACCGGAGCGCCATTGCCGCTCGTGCATGCACTCGACGCCGGTTGCAGATGGTCAATGGCACTGTGCCAGGCATGACAAGCTGCTGTCGTTGCCGGAGCAGAAGGCTGGTTGTCATGAGCATCGATACCTGCCGCCGCTGGTGAGCGGGGAGCAGACCGACGCGGCCGAGGACGGAAGCTGGATTGAGTATCGCAAGCCGGACGGGACCGCCTGGAAGGATGAAGGAAATTGATCGAACTTCGCCAATATCAGAAGGACGCCATAAATGCTCTCTACGACTATTTCAGCGCCAACGACGGCAACCCGCTCGTTGTCATGCCGACGGGAACCGGGAAGTCGGTTGTCATCGCCAACTTTCTGCGGGAGGCGATCGAAGGATGGTCCGACACTCGCGTTCTTGTTCTTACCCACGTCAAAGAATTGATCCAACAGAATTTTTCGGCTCTAATACGCATGTGGCCCACCGCTCCGGCGGGGATATACAGCGCAGGCCTTAATAAGCGCGACATTCACGCGCAGATCCTTTTCGCTGGCATCCAGTCTATCCATAAGCGGGCCTATAACGTACAGCGCTGCGACCTCGTTCTAATCGATGAGGCGCACTTGCTTGGTCGGGCTGATACTGGGATGTATCGAGCCTTTCTTAAAGACTTGCGGCAGATCAACCCAACGCTGAAGATCATCGGATTTACCGCGACGCCATATCGAATGGACAGCGGCCTTCTGCATGAGGGGGATGGTCGGCTGTTTACACACATCGCATACGATGTGCCGATCCTTCGGATGATCGAAAAGGGCTATCTGGCGCCGGTTGTGGCGAAAGCAACGGCCACGAAACTGGATGTCTCAGGCGTTGGAACGCGGGGCGGGGAATTTATCCCCGGACAGCTAGAGTCTGCGGTTGATACCGATCCGCTGAACGCTGCGGCCGTGCAAGAGATCGTCGCGAAGGGGCACGATCGAGGCTCGTGGCTGATCTTCTGCTCAGGCACGTCGCATGCGACCCATATTCGAGACGTCATCCGATCGCACGGAATTACGTGCGAAAGCGTTTTGGGTGACACGCCATCGGTCCAGCGCGATAGATATCTGGTGGGGTTTAAAAATGGCACGATTCGCGCGCTCACCAATGCAAACGTGCTGACAACCGGCTTTGACGCGCCGGGGACCGATCTTATAGCGTTGCTTCGCCCGACAAAGAGCGTTGGGTTGTACGTTCAGATGCTTGGTCGAGGAACGCGGCTCGCGAATGGCAAGGATGATTGCCTGGTCCTTGACTTCGCCGGCAATACAGCCAGGCACGGCCCGCTGGATCTGATTGACGGTCGACGGAAGGAAGGATCTGGAGAGGGCGACGCGCCTACGAAGACATGCCCCGAGTGCGAATCGATCGTTCCCGCTGGCAAGAGGGAGTGCCCAGATTGCGGGTTTGTCTTCCCAGCCCCGGAATTGAAAATAGATCAACAAGCGGCCGAGCGTCCACTGCTGTCAACCCAGATAACCCCGGAATGGGTTAACGTCAGCCGGGTCAGTTATGCCAGGCATGAAAAGCCGGGCAGGCCGCCGACGATGCGGGTGGATTACTGGTGCGGCCTCGCGATGCATTCTGAATGGGTTTCCTTCGAATCGGCCGGTTACCCGCGGGAAAAGGCGTGCAGCTGGTGGCTGCGGCGGGCGCCAAACCGCCCGGTTCCCGTGACGGTGTCCGAGGCTCTTGCAATTGCGCCCGAATTGCCGATGCCGCACGGGATTCAAGTCAAGCAGGTGGGGCGTTACACTGAAATCGTATCAGCGCGTTTTGCATGACCAGCTTGTCGCCGAAATTTTCAAGACATGGCCCGGAGCCGTTGTTAAAATGAAAGAACCCAACAAATTCGAGATCGAAGGTATGTATGAAGGCGCTGCGCGCGGCGGAGAATACCTCGAAACAATTGGCAAAACCGACGTGGCCACGATGACGGAAGATCAATGGATGTCGTTCATTGAGGTTGTGGTGCGTGGTTACGAGGAAAAAACCATGGAACTGTACGGCGACCCGCCGTTCGCCCCGGTGGACTGACGACTCGTATAACCGCGTGCCAGCGCGGGTGTGCCTAAGCCCTATTGCCAGATGGGGTGACGACCGACTGAATGCCTGCCGCCGAAAGCAAACGCCGTCATGTCCTCGCGTTTCAAAGACTACATAGCTGGTCGCCAAGCCGCTATGACATCGATTGCCGATGCAGCGATCGCTGCCGGACTGCCCGTATTCCCATGCGGCGCAACAAAACAGCCCATCACATCGCACGGTTTCAAGGACGCTTCGGCTGACCCGGATCGGATTCGCCGGATGTTCACAACCGCGGCGGTCATGATCGGTGTCCCGACAGGGGAGGCGACAGGAAGGGTCGTGGTCGATGTTGACTGCAAGGAAAACCGGCAGGGTCGAGACTGGCTGAACGCCAACAGTCACCGGCTGCCGCAGACGCGAACCATAAAAACTGGATC